CAAACCAACTTTAACTATCAATTATGACAACGGTACAACAGTGTCTAGCGTGGCTCTAGGCAACACCAACTGGCAACTACTAGCTTGCACCTTTACGCCTACTACTACCTATGGACAGATTGAAATGAAAGTTACAGGGGCAACTGACGCTACTGGTACGAACAGATACTTCTATGTTGATGATGTGAATGTAGCCTACCCTGCTGGTGTGGCTATTGACCTTGGCAACTTGGACTTGTGGGCAGAGGGATTGCCTGTAGCTCCTGCTATTGCAACTATGCCAAGTCTACAGGGTGTCTGGGACGAGCCATTATCTGCACACACAATTGCTGGTAGTGCTGGAAAGATATTGAAAGACGGGGCAGATAATGCAGAAGCCATAATTGCTAAAGTCGATTTACTGTAGTAATGCACAAATCATATTTCTCGTATAATACGAATAGAGGAGTAACATGAAAAAACCGCTACACATAACGATTCCAATAACTAAAGTCGATGAAGAGCAGCGTATGGTCTATGGCTATGCAACAGTCGAAGAGATCGATGCTCATGGTGAAATAATCACTTATGAAGCAAGTAAAAAAGCTTTCAGTGATTGGATCGGAAACATACGAGAGATGCATCAAGATATTGCTGTCGGTAAAGCAATTGATATTGAATTCGATGATGATGCTAAAGGTATCTGGCTCGGTGCTCGCATATCTGAATCCACAGATGGTGAGAATGCATGGGTGAAAGTCAAAGAAGGTGTCCTGGCTGGCTTCAGCATCGGTGGCCGAGTTAATGACTCCGAAATGCGTACCATGAGTGTTAATGGTAAAAAGAAAACAGTGCCAGTTATTACAGATTATGTACTTGGTGAAACTTCGCTTGTGGATAACCCTGCAGTCGCTTCAGCAGTATTCCAAATGGTTAAAAGCAAAGATGGTGGCTTGATTCATGAAGAGAAATTAAGCAAAGGTCTCGGCCGAGCAATTCACTGGTGGGAAAAGCAATTCCAGTACTCAAATTCTCAGAGCATTATGAAGGCCGACTTCATGACATATAATGAAAGTAGTATGAATGACGAAAAAGCCACACTCACAAAGAGTTTATGGGAAGCAGGGATGCTCATCGATCTAGCAATGTGCTTATCTGATTATATTTACTGGAAAGCATATGAAGGTGAAGATATGGCTGATCTAAAAACTGCATTAACTGCCATTCAAGCTGCAGCAGCTCAAGAAGTTATTGAGCCATCTGAATTTCCTACGATCGAAATCGAAGTCGGTAAAGCAATGTCAGCATTAAATATAAGCAAACGAGAGGAGCTCAGTGTTATGAGTAAAGAAATCGAAGAACGAAAAAAATCAGTAGTCGGTCAAGAAGATCGAGATGAAAATGCAGATGTTGTCACGACTGCTGAAGAGAATGGAAAGCCTGTGGATAACTCTGCTGAAGAGCATGAAGCTATCGTTAATGAAGAGACCCCTACTGAAGAAGCTCCTTCTGTCGCTGAAGATGAGCCTACACCTGAAGAAGATAAAAGCGATAAAGGTAAAAGCAAGAAATCTGCTGATGCCGACATGAAAAAGTCCACTGAAAGTAATGAACTAACAAAGTCGATTCTCTCTGGAGTAGCAGAATTGATCGAGAAATCGGTCGCTCCGCTAAAAGAGGAGATAGAGCAACTGAAGAAGCAGCCTGCTGCATCTAAAGTTAAAAGTACATTTGCAGTGAAGAAGGGGGAAGATGTGGAAGAGCCAAACTCAGAACAGAATTCAACTGACGGCAAGCTTCGCAAGGAGTTTGACACGCTGAACAAGCGAGCAGATGAACTGGCTTCCGATCCATCGGCAGGATCACACGATGAGAGATTGAATATTGCATTCAAGCTTCGCAAACTCTCACGTCAGCTTGATCCAGCATCTGTAGCACAAAATGCTGCAGTCCGAGCCACTTTCAATCGAGGTTAGAACTTTAATTAAATATTTTATGAGGTGCAAGGAAAGATATTCATATAATGGATGCAACAAAATTATCAGAACAAATTCAAGATGAGGTCCGTAAAGCGGTAACTCAAAGCACTTACACATTCAGTCCAAGCAGCCGATCAATCTATTCTCCTGAGAATCTTGATCCTGTAGTAAAGACAATCGTGCCAACTGCAACTCCTGTCCGAGCTCAATTGCCTCGTACTTCTGGAATGGGTGAAGCTACAAGCTTTAATCAGCTTACTAGCAAGCTCGATCCAACTGCAACTGGTACTGGTACTCGTGTCGGATTCGCTGACGCTGGTCAGCCTAGTGCTACATCACAAAGCTACACATTCGTAAGCTATCCATATAAGAACTTGGGTCGTGATGTTGAAATCGGCCGTCAGCAAATCGCTGCAAATCGTGGCAGTAACTTAGAAGATGTTCGTGCTCGAGAAGAGCTCATCAAGACTACTGAAGTATTGCTCGGTGAAGAAGTTATGACTCTCACTGGTGACGCTGCACTTTACAGCACAGAATACTCAGGCTTCAGCAAATTGATTACCACAAACTCTGGTACTGCTGGATTAATCACAGCATCAGGCGTATCGAGCTATGCTCAGACTCTATTCACAAATGGATCTGACTTAGTATCACATCTGATCTTGAATCCACGTCAGAATCGAGCATTGAGCGATCAGCTTGAAGGAACTGGCAGCATCCAGCGTATTGTTATCGATAATCAAGGATCTGCAACAGGTGGAGCACATCTTGCAAATATCGTTGATGGTAACACTGGAAACTTGATCAAAGTTGTGACTAGTCGCTACTCTGCATCATGGGCCTTCTTACTTAGTGTTAGAAGTGCTGCTGGCCAAAACTGGATTGAAATGGAAGATCTTGAAACTCTCTCGATCTACGATGTACCGACTGCAAATCACAGTATCCAATCTCGTGTATTCGAGACAACTGTGCTGAAAGTAATTGGTGAGCCATATCAGTACAAAATTGGCGGACTAGCTACCTCCTAGCAGATAGCATGGTCAAACTGCCCTCCACTATGGAGGGCAGAAGTCTGAGCTATAATCAAAAGAGAGAGGTATCATGGCAGAAAATCTGATCACACAAGCAGAAATCGAATCATATGCCCCTGATCTGGACCTGTCTGCATATAGTGCAACGACCATTTCGGGGATGATTAATCGTGCCTCTACTCGTATTCAGAATTTCTGTAATGTCGATGGCTTTTTCAAGACCGCTGTCATAGCCGAGCGAGATCGAGCACAAATATCTCCGAATGGTGATCTGACAATTTCATTTAGAAGAAGGCCAGTACTTGACGGTGATGTATCTGCTATTCGATTAGTAGGAACAGAAATTAATCAATCGCTAACACTCACATCTGGTGGAAGTAGTATTTACTTTATTCAAACGCCTGGAACGTATTTAATTTATCCGAGTAATTATCTCATCTCACATGGCCGAGGATTAATCTCGCTCGATTCTGCTGATCTCTTTTATGAAGTAGATTATGTTGGTGGTTATGCCACAGACATTGCAAACATCCCAGGAGACCTCAAAGAAGCTTGCACACTCTATATCCGATCAATGACGGCAAAGAAATTCAATCCTGCAGGTGCTTCAAGCATATCTCAAGGAACGGTATCTCTTGGATTCAGTGGTAATAAAACAGGTAAAGATCAAAACATACAAGAGGCTGAAAACATACTTTCTAATTATGTAAGAATGGTGATCTGATGCCTCCGATACTTGATAAAATTGTCTTTGTAGCACGATTGGCTAAGAAGTCAGACGTGGATAAAGAAGAATATACGACATATTCAGGCTTTGCTGGCCCTGGCCAGATTGCTTCTGCTGCAGTTCGAATCAATATACAGCCTGCTTCTGCTGAGACTACGGTGCTTGTTGATGGTGCATTCGGCAAAACTCATAAAGCCTATACAAGCTCTTCAGGAGTCGTGGAGGGCATGCGATTAACAGTAAGTGGTACTGGCCGAGAATATTACGTCAGAGGGCGTGAAGCACACGAGAATGGCATATTACCGAGTCATTATGAGCTAGTGCTTACTAAGGACAAACGATGAGTATGGCTGTAAATGTTGAAGTCGAAGGACTCAATGAGTTAATTAAAGACGTAAAAAAAGCTGGTGGAGATGCTCAGCCACTGGTTACTGCTGCTCTGGCAAACTCTACTCAAAAAGTAACACAAGAGGTAAGAATCCGAGCTCCACATGCTTTCGGTACATTGCAGCGATCAGTATTGCCTGAAGTAAATTATCCAGTCGGTGAAGTAGTAGTCAATGAAAAATATGGTCGTGATGTTGAAGAAGGTACTGGCCCTCATACACCACCACATGAAGCGATTGAGAGATGGGCCAAGAAAAAAGGCTTGCCGAAGGGTGTCTCCTGGGCCATTGTTAATACGATTAAGAAGCGTGGTACTCGTGCTCAGCCATTCTTCAAACCTGGTTGGGAAGCATCACAAGGCTATATTAACGATCAATTCGATAAAGTAACAAGCCGACTCGTAACGGTCTTGATGGGGAGAAAGTAATGTGGAATACATTATCTGCTGCAATCGTAGCAAAAATTCAAACAAGTAATGAAGTGGAGAGCGATGCTGTCCAAGATTATTCGTCAAAGATTACGCAATACCCGAGCATTCAGGTTACGGCTGCAGGTAATCAGGAGTCGTATTTTGCCGATACTAACAGGGTCGGTAGAACGTATAATTTCAATGTCGATATTTACCAAGAGCGATTTGAACAGGGTGAACAGAATGCCGAGAGGATTCTTCGGACCATCGTTGATGATCTCATTTCTATCTTTGATGCTGACATATATCTCAGTACTACATTGGCTGGTCGTGGATTTCAAAAGCCGTTTAATGGTGACTGGGGATATACAGGGGATCAATTAAATACCAGGTCAGCACGAATTATCGTGGCTTGCCAGGTTATTCAATAAGAGTAAATCAAATATAATATGAATAGAGGAGAATCAAAATGTCATTAGAAATCGGTCGCAAAGGGTATATCGGAATCGGACTTGAAAGTACTCCTGGAGTACCTGTTGCAATTTCCAATTATGTACCATTCACAGAGAATACTCTCATGGCCAAGCATGAGCCTATCGCAAATGAAGCAGCTTATGGAGTCAGAGAGAAAACTTTTGACGCTGTAACTGGTAAAAAATGGTCTGAAGGATCAATCGCAATTAACTGTGATTCTCGAGATGTTGGTTATTTCTTGATCGGTGCTCTCGGTACTGATACACCTGCAAGCGTAGCTGGCTCAGTTTATGATCACGTTGTCACTCGAAACAACAGCAACACTCCAAAGACTATGACAATTACAAACGCTCGTGGCACTATCGACAAGCAGTACTATCGAAACGTAGCTGTAAAGACGCTTGAATTCAGTGTCTCTGATCAATTAGTAGAAGCAAAAGCATCATTAATCGGTAAATTCCCGATCACCACAACTTCAGGAAGTCTCACGACTGCTTCTGGTGGACTCTACACCTTTGCTGATGCACGATTCGCATTCGGCTCAACAGTAGCAAATGCTCTCGCTGCAACAAACCTCAAGCCACATGACTTCAAACTAACACTTGAAAACAATACTGTCGCTAACTTCCGTCATGGCAGTAATGAGCCTGATACAATTGATCATGGTGAGTTTGAAGCAACTGCAGAAGGTACAATGTACTTTGAAAACACGACTCAAAGAGATGCTTACTACAATATGACTAAGCAGGCAGCAAGCTGGAAGCTTAATGGTATCGGTATCGGTGGTGGCTATAGCTCAGCACTAGAATTCCGAATGTATCGAACACATTACGAAGGCCATGAGCTTGAGACTGGTATCGCTGATTTCTATGCTGAGAAGTTCACAATTCGATGTGACTACGATAATGCAAACTCAGTTAGCATTGATGCAGTGCTCCGAAATACAATGTCAAGTTACTAAATAATAAGAGAGGTGCAATAAAATGGCTTATTTCAAAGAAGGCAGATCAACACGCAAAGTTCAGTTACTATCTGATCCAAAGTATGAGGTCACAATCTATACTGATATTAAATGGGGTCAAACAAAGCATGCCCTGTCGATGAATGACGATGGCTCAATCGATATGGTTATGTCAGCAGACAAACTGCTTTCGATGTTGATCCTGGAATGGAATCTCGATAACGAGGCTGGAGAAATCTTGCCAATTACACAAGATAATATTGATCGTTTAGAGCCTGAAGATGCTCTTCACATTACTAGAGAAGCAGGTGCAGATGAGGTGGCTGCTGCCGACACAAAAAAAAACTTACCAAAGAGCTAATCTCCTATTTTAGTTCTGACGATCCGAAACGGATTGTACCTCAAGCATATGTCGATTATCTTTTATGTAAGAAATTCGGCTGGACTCCTGCACAGCTCGATGATCTTCCAGCGGATAGGATACGCCAGTTCTTGACTATAATAAGAATAGAGGGGAATTTTGAGAATATGGAAATGCAGAAGCAAAACCTCAAGATGAATTGATATGGCAGATACTAGAGATTTACTCGTAAGAATTAACGGTGATACATCAGGTCTTGAGAAAGCACTTGGCAAGGCCGACAAATCATCAAACGGCTTAAAAGATGCATTTAAAAATGCAGAAGCTGGCTCATTTGCATTACTCGGTGGCTTAACTGCTGCTTCTGTCGGTGCTGCTGCCTTCGGTGTAACTTCTCTCAGTGCCTATAACTCAGCAATGGAAGCATCGGCCAAGCTCAAAACAAACTTATTAAATGTTAAAGGTGCTACGATGGGCCAGGTTGAAGCTCTCGAAGCTCAAGCCTCTGCTCTCCAGGCAGTCGGAGTCATTGAAGATGATGTTATTAAAGCTGGTATGTCACAGCTTGCTACTTTCAATCTACAGGGCAAAACGATTCAGGCACTCACACCGAAGATTGCAGACATGGTTGCACAGCTCAAGGGCCATAATGCAACGGCCGAAGATATGGTGGCAATTAACAATCTAGTCGGTAAAGTCATGACTGGTAATGTTGGTGCTCTCTCTCGCTATGGTGTCACACTGTCAGAAGTCCAAAAAGAGCAGCTCAAGAATGGTGATGAAACCAAAAAGGCTGCAGTATTAAATGAAGTATTGGCTCAAAACTATGGCAAGGTCAATGAGGCTCTTCGAAACACGCCTCAAGGTGCTATCACTGGTCTGAAGAATGCCTTCGGTGATCTGCAAGAAGGTGTCGGATCATACATAGCTGTCGCTCTCGTACCACTTACAAAGAAATTATCTGGCTTTATTAAAATGGTAGAAGATGGCGGTGGACCGATTGAATACTTTGGTAAATTAATCGAGGATAATAAAAAGAATATCGTGCTGGCTGCAGGTGCTATCATGGGTGGTCTCGTGCCTGCCCTGGCTGCAATGGGGATCGGTATTATGGGTGCTATGCTGCCACTACTGCCATTCCTGGCTGCAGGAGCTGGCCTGGCACTATTGGCAAACAACATGGCCGAGAAGATGGGTGGCTGGTCCAACATGATGAATCATTTAAAAGACTCATTCATGCAAACATTTAGCACGATCAAAGATTTTCTTGAGCCAAGCATTACCGCTTTATGGAATACCGTTGAAGGCTTACTGCCAACATTATCAAGGTTATGGCACGAAGTTATTGAGCCTTTGATACCAGTAATCGGTACTGCTCTTGTATTAGCATTTCGTGGTGTCATGGATATAGCAAACGCATTGCTGGCAGTACTCGGTCCAGTCATGACATTCCTACTAGATAACAAAGCCACAGTACTCGGACTGGCTGCAGCCTTCGGTATCCTAGCACTGGCCATGAACTTTAATGCAATTGCTGCAGGCTTTAATAGTGCCATAACTGGTGCAATTGCCACGATCAATGTACTTCGATTCACGACTATACCAGGTGCATTATCAAGCCTCGCAACATTTGCTGGTGGCTTTGGCCCAGTCGGTATCGCTGCAGTAATCGCTGCAGGAGTCATTGTCGATGCTGGTAATAAAGCAAAAGCAGCCTGGGATAATACCTCTCGGGCAATTCAGGGTGCATCAAATTCAAATGATGAGGTTATCCGAAAGCTGCAAGGTCTTGCAAAAAATGGTACTCCTGAACAGAAGCAACGAGCAAAAATCACGTTGCAGAAGCTGGCTGAGTCAGGCTCATTCGCTGTCGGTGGCTTCACTGGTCAGGGTGCAGCCGATGAAATAGCAGGAGTTGTCCACAGGGGAGAATTTGTCATACCAAAATCTCAGGTTAATCAAGCTACTGGCTTGCCTGCTGCCATGCCAAGCAAAGTGGCTGAGAAGCCGATGGTTACTGAGCAGACTGTTATAAACTTTGATCCAACAATACAAGTCGGAATGTTTGCTGGTATGCCTGTAGAGTATAGAGAAATGGCTGAGCGATTATGGGTAGAGTTTACTCGCATTGCTCAGAGTAATGGTGTTAAACTGCCATCAATAGGAGCACGAACACAATGAGTGTATTACCAATCACCGTAAATTCAGGAACGCTAGTCAGACAGCCATCGAAGCTTCGAGAGTGGAGAGAGTATGTCCAGAGCGATCGCATTGCTATTGATGGTGCTATACAGCGGAATCGGATCAGGACTGCAAGCAATCCGCTTGGCTTTAAATACAATGTTGAGATGATATTCGAGAATCTTGATTCGACAGATTACCAGGCTATTGATGCACTATTTACTTCGGGCTCTGGTGTAAATTACTATAACCCTTCATCTGGTAAATTCGGCACGTTGTCATTCTCTGGCCTGCCCTTCCCTGAAGAAGAAGGTGAATACTCTTCTGGTGATAGTCTCCAAGCAGATTATAAAGTCAAAATAAGGCAGTTCTAACATGCAAACAGTATCAAGTGGCTGGAATAATAAAACAGCTCAAGGTGCTCGAAGAATCGGGTATGGAGTGCTGGTCGCTTGGATGCGTACTATTGCTTCTGGTGTCAGCTTTTTTACTATCGGACAGTCTCGTATTGGTGGCAAAGATATTATCAAAGGCGGTGGAAACTTTGTTACTTTTTTTGATAAATATCGCTTTGATGATGTCAGCCAATTTGCCACGAGCATATCTGTACAAAAGAATATTGGTCAATATCCGTATGGAGTGATAATGTCACAAGCTGATGTCGAACTGGATAATACTTCGAAGAAATTCCTGCCAAATTATGACACCACAATCGGCTCGGGCATATTACCAAATAGACCATTGAAAATATCTGTCGGTATTGAAGATGAGTATATGAAGCTATTCACTGGCTATACCTCGCAGCCACAGGTCTCACTGAGCGATCGTAAAATACAAATGCATGCCTTTGATGCTTTTAACTATATTAACGGCCAAAAAGCCACTACAAGCGGTGCTTTCATTAATGCACCATTCCATAATGTTGTTGCTTCGGGCCTTCAGGCAATGGGCTTCAGCAGTAGTCAGTATGTGCTGGATAAAAGTCTGCAATCCAATATCGGGTACTTATCCACATACGATCGTAAATGGGGTGATGTATTTAAAGAAGGTGTCGATGCTGAGCAAGGTCTATTATTTGCTGATGAAAACGGCATTATTCGATTCTGGAATCGACAGCATTTTCTCACAAGCTCTGGTGTACTCCGCTTCCAGTTATCGTACAGCACATTATCTGATATGGACTGGCAAAGTACTCCGATCATTAACGATGTGATCGTCAAAGCAAAGCCTCGAGTAGTACGAACATCAAAGCCTATATATAAGCTCGATACTCCGACTGAGATTCTACCTGGTGAAAGCAAAGAAATATTCCTACAATTTAAAGATGATTTCGGTGCTATGCCTGTCACGTCAATTACCCAGCCATCGTATTCAGCCACAGAGTTATCCACAAGCTACTACTCAACAAATACCGCTAGTGATGGCAGCGGTAGTGCTAATAATTCATACGTTGCGATTATAGATAAGTACAATTTTGGTGATACCTATAAGCTCATATTTCGAAATACTTACACGAGCAGCATGTACATTACTGAGATGGTTATCTATGGTACACCTGCTGAAGTATCATCAGTCATTGAAGAGCGTTATGATGATGCAACAAGTATTGAAGCCTTCGGTAGAAATCCATCAAACAACGGAGAGCCGATTGAGATTGAAAACAATACCATCCAGGATAAAAGCACTGCAAGGTCTCTGGCCTATACACTTGTCAATGAATATAAGTCTGCTCGGAAACGATACATTTGCCCGATAGCAGTTAATAGCGATCCTGCCCTGCAGATTGGTGATGCAGGTCTGATATTTATCAATGATACGAATGAGCTGAAGAATGTATACATTACAGGAATCAGCAATGTGATTAATCGTAATGGTGCATATACGCAAACACTAGAAGTTGAAGAGCGAGCTATTAAGCATTACTTCACTATCAATCAAAGTCGTATCGGTGGCTCAGACTCTATTGCACCATGATATTTAAACTATAATAACAATAGAGGAGCATGCACATGATTATTTCGAGCGATATTACCGAATCACGAGATCAGGAAGAGATGATCGCATTCTACAAAGAACATTTTGAGAGTGTCGAAATTTTAACCTGTGGCAAATGCAAAGACCGTCTTGCATTAATTCTTATCGGTGGAAACACAATGGGAATGCAGATGAATGAACTTGGTCAGATTGTCGTGCCTATGAGCAACAAGCTCATCTCTCATCGTATTCGATTAGATGAAGCTCCGACTGGTGAGCCGATGATCGGCTTTCAATGTGATTGTGGAAACGATACTCGTATCTCCAGCATAGAAGAAGAATTTATGCCTGAGACTCCTGCAAATAAAGGCCCTGTATCGCTTGATCCGTTTATGAAGCAGAAGATCAAAAGTGAGATACTCAGTCGAAATAATTATAAGCCAAAATTTAAGAAGCAAGGGAATGTGAAAACATTCGAAACTTTTAAACTAGAGAGGATCAAATAAATGGCATATTCAGCAGATTCATTTGTAGCAGATGAGCAGCCAACAACAGCAAAATGGAATAAGCTCTGGACAAATGATGCTTCATTTAATGATGGTACTGGTATTGCAACAGGTGCAATTACCTCTGCAAAAATCTCTGGTATCGATAAATCACTAACTACGACTGATTCGAATCCGTATAAGTTTAAAGTAAGGAGAGTGGCTGCATTAAGTTTAGGCTCAAGCACATTTCAAAAAATAACATTTGATACAGAGGATTATGACACTAATAATAATTTTACTGGTGGTACATATACAGCTCCTGTCACTGGTTATTATCAATTTAACGCTAGAGCAAGCTTTTCAGCCACTACGCTTGGACTGTTAGCTTTATATAAAAACGGCTCTATTGTCTCTCGTGGCTCACACAATTCAAATTCAGCTGGTAATGTTTTAGGAGTAGTCTACAATGATATTGTCTCAGCCACTGCAGGCGATACTTTTGATATATATGCTTTCTATGATGGAACAGGTGCTTTTGAGGTTGGAACAGGTCAGCAGCCATATTTCTCTGGCTTTTTAGTAAGTAGGACTTAATATGGCTGGCAATATTGGAATATTAAAACTCAATCAATTTGAGATAGTTAAAATTATTCCTATGCAGGCAATTTATCTTGAAAATACAGCTCAAGAGATAGAAACAGTGTCACATGGTCTTGACTATGTACCTGCATTTATTCCATATATTCTTGATCCGATTACTGGCCAATACCAAGCAGCAAATAATGTTTTAGTAAATCACACGACTGGCATTGTAGAGATGGCAACTAACTTTTTTGTAACATCTTCAAGCGTAATACTAGAAGTAGTCTGCCCTTCGGCTGGCTCACTATATAGCACTAAATTTAATGTAAATGCCAAAGTCTATCTCCTTCGTGAAACTGCCACAACGTAATTGAATATGCTTTATGCATCTATAATGAGAGTAGTGGAGGGCAACAACTCGTGCAGACATGGCAATTAATATCAGTAGCTGTCGGAGCAATAGTAGGAATTACAGGTGTCATTGCAATAGCGTATGCTAATGCTAAAAACACTCTCGTAAAAACTACGACAGAAAACTACGAACGAACGATAAAATCATATAAAGATATTGTCGAATCTCAGGAGTTAAAGATTGGTACACTGTCTGATGATATAAAAGAATTAAGATCTTTGCATACAGATAGCGTCAAGATGATCGGTCAGCTTCAAGGAGAGTTATCCACATGGAAGCAACTGCCTATTAAAGACCTTGCAGAGAATATGAGCTTTATTGTCGAACTTCAGTACCTCATGGCTCAGCATTTAAATATTGATCATTTACCACCATTAACCCTGAAGAAGCCGACTACACGATAGATAATTTTCCAGAAGCATATAATTATAAATAGGAGGAAACATGGCATATCAAGACTTTAAAAACAGATGGAACGGCAAACGAGTAGACTATGATCACGTTTACGCATATCAATGTGTCGATCTAATTCTGCAATATATTAAAGAAGAGTTCGGACTAGCCACTGGAGTATGGGGTAATGCAATCGATTATTGGAATCGACCATCTGCACCACTACTCACAAAGTTCAGCCTAGTAGCTGGCAGCAATGCTCAGCAAGGTGACATTGTAATTCTCTATGGTCTCTCTGGAAATCCATTCGGCCATATTGGAATCTGTGAAAGCCAAACAGCAACGACTATTAAACTACTTGAGCAGAACGGTGCTGGCTCTGGTACTGGTACTGGCCGAGATGCAATCGGTATTTACCGAGATATTCCAAAGAGCCGAGTCGCTGGCCTCTTACGACCAAAGGCTGCAGTACCTCCAGTGGCAAGCGTACCACCTGCCAGAAGCACTGTATTCCTGCCTGGTAATGTACAGTCATGGAGACTATACCGAGTCGGATCATACCTTCGACCAAATACGAGCGATCAGATTGCCACACTTGCACCTGCTCAATTCGGAGGCTTAACATATAAGATTGAAGCCTGGGTCGGAGATTATGCAGTAGTTATTACAACTCAAATGTTCGGTCGTGGTGTTATATGGGTGAAGGGTACGGAGGCTCAAATCCGATGAGCAAAGATATTCAAGATAAGCGTGGTAAAAGACGCAATACAACATGGGCCAAAGTAAAAAGATGGCTCAAACGTAATAAGAAAGAGCTCAAATGAATAATGAAACAATATTTATTGGTGTTCTATTTGTAATATTAATCGTGATAATAGCAAGGAGATAAAATGCAACTATCTAAAATATCACAAGAACAAGGTATAAAAATATTAAAGACGGCATTGTATATTGCTGCATCAGCAGTCATATCATATCTGATAACAGTTGTTACAGATCAGCCTGAATTATTCGGACCATTAACTCCGATAGTAAACATCGTTTTGGTGACATTGAAGCAAGCCTTCACAAAGCCAGAATAGTTTGCTATTGTAAAAATGGTTGATTTACTCCAGCCAGTGTTTATATATGTGAGGTGGAGTCAGGTAGGTGTTGCCTGGCTCTATTTTTTTTATCATAATTTTATTCTTGGAGCATAATGAGAGTAGAAGGGTGCTGGAATGTCTCACAGAGTCGATCATAATAGAGAAAATTTCGTTGAACATCTCAGAGAGAGACAGTGGTCACAAGAAGATATTGATCGCTGGATACATGATGTCGGACACTCAGCACTTCATACTTACGCATCTATATTGACAGTACTAGAAGATCAACAAGCTACTGACGAGGCCACTGCAGAGCGTCTACAGGCCGAGAAGGACCATGATCGGGTATTCTGTGGCATTACTGAATTAGAGAAGCCTGAAGCAGCTCAAATGCGTAATAATCCCTGGCTCGAATATGGGTATGGCTTAGAATAATATGGAGCAGGGCCAAAGACATCACGCTTTATTCCCGAGAAAACTCCACGATGCAAACTCCGATACAAAATGGCTCAGACAAAAACACAATTTAATTCCAAGACTGGCTACTATTGGCCATGCAGCTTTGCATAGTGAAGTCGTTATCGTGCCACCACTTGATAGATTTACTGCTGGTCGAGTGGCTCGAGACTTTATGCCAGTGCATAATGATGCAATCGGGTCTATTGAGATGCTAATGCGATCTATTGAACATGCTATACGACATCCAAAGGTGCAAGAGCTAGAGCGTATGAATGCAGCAGTCACATTACATGCACTCGAGTTACAGATACCATTTATCCGAGAATATGAGATCAAACCATTTTCATGATGTCACGAATATGGTATTGACAATATTGTACAAATGGTGTACTATAGTATTGTTATGAAACAATTAATACAAACATTCGAAAACATAGTTTACACATACGATCCAAATGAATTTATGCCAATATTTTATAATGGCTCATTAACTAATAAGTCAGACTTTCTTCTATATAAAGCAAAACGAGCTTCAGCACGACTTATATCAAAAATACATTAAGCAAATAACTGTGGATGATCACGCTTCAATTGCTTCTCTGCTTTTTTGTATAATCGCTCTTGATAATTTCTTTTGCTCACGATACACCTCCTATTTAATGTGAGCTTAGTCTACATCTGAAATTTTAATCTGTCTGTACGATAGGTCACACTACCACCAGTGCTTGCTGAGCCATATGTTATATGCAGAAGCCCAGCCACCTTTTGATTGAGCATAATTATTAAACCAAAGTACCTGGCATTTTATATCATTCGGTCCACAGCCGAGCTTGCTGAGTGGACAAGCTTGCCCGAGACCACCACAGCCACCGCTATTCAATCGGCCAGGATCATGACACGACTCTTTGCCGAATATGTAATCAATATATTGCCATTGTGAAGCCAGTCCTAGCTCACTCACAGCAGCCTGAACTGCAGCACGTTGACTTCTACACTCATAATGCCAGCCAGCAGCCACAGAGCTTCCCTGTGATGGCTGAGCCGATACTTTGGGTGCTGCTGCAATGGCAGCCAATCGCTGACGCTCTGCTTTGACAACTTTTAATTGCTCGATCTCTTTTTTGAGCTGATCCTCAGTCTGCTTTTGCTGATCAAGTTGCTGCTGAGTTTTGACATTGACTTCCTGAAGATCACGAGATTTATTCTTGAGCTCTTCCCTCTCCTTGTGCAATTGCTCACGCTCAAGCTGCAGATGAATGATCTGCTGCTGGTCTGCACGAATCGATTTATAGTTGTCGAAGGCTGCAATGCCTCCATAGCTGATGATAAGAGCTGACGCTGCTACTGCCAACAATTTGAATTTTCTACGAATAATTGTTCCACCGATTATTACTCATTCATTGTAACATGGGCCAAGAAATCAAAGTCAATATCGAACATTATTACAGAGGTAAAACTATGCAACATTTACAACAAAGCACTAGAAGCTTGCAAACGAACTATATGCAGGTGTATAGTGAATCTACCTAAACTCAAAAATAGAAATATTTTCGATGAAGGTGGAATCAAAGTTTTGATCGATCAGCTTTGTGAAGTGCAATAAATAATAAAACCCCTGTGCAATCAGAGGCTCTATCAATTTCGAATTGGTGGAATCACTGACTACTATACAGGGTCTTGCTGGAGGTGTCAAAAAATAATGATGGAAAAGTTATCCACAGGCTTGCAACAGAGGTCCAACGGTATCAAGACTATAGACTATAGAAGTAACGAAGTTAATTCTTCTATAGCTATAGAATCTATAGTCAAAGATGATCTTTCTGCTAAACAGGCTGATGCAATAATTGATGATTGTAAAGATTTAATCGATGATGAGAAATATAGACCATATTTTTACAAGCGATTATATGAACTCGGTAAAAAGCGATTCTTAGAGCAAGCATTTAAAGCTCGTAAATATAACCGTAATGGAGCAGGAAGGCTCTTCGTACACTTACTCAAATAAATAATAGACCCCCTGGAGGTGCAACTACAGGGGGTCTATATCAATTATAGTAGTTATCCACAGGATCAATAAAAATATACTTGTAATGGCTAACGAAGCAGACTACAATTAAATCACCATAGGAGGTGCAACATGGGAGAAAGCAACGGCAATGCTATTGCCACAATATCAACTAAGGGTCTCAGCTATCCTGAGATCGAGAAAACAGCTCGAGCGTTTGTCGCTTCGGGTATGTTCGGCAGAGATATGGATAAAATCTCTAAGGGAATAACAAAGATAATGGCTGGTCAAGAGCTCGGTCTCGCTCCGTTTGCGTCAATGCGAGCGATCCATGTCATTGAAGGTAATGCTACACTGTCAGCAAATACGATGGCTGGCATGGTCAAGAGCTCGGGTCGCTATGATTACGAGATTGTAAAAAAAGAAGTAGATGGCTGTACTATCGATTTCTTTGAGATACATGACGGCAAGAGAGTAAAGGTCGGTACTGAATCATTTGATGAGTCAGAAGCACGATCCGCTGGCCTGCTTAATAAGCAGAACTGGCAGAAGTATCCGAAAGCCATGATGTTTGCTCGATGCATCAGTAATGGTGTTCGAACATACTGCCCTGATGTATTCAGCGGTATCGTTGTCTATACGCCTGATGAGCTCGATAAAATAGTCACTGTAAAAGGTGAAATTATTGATCAAGATGTAGCAGAAAAAAATACTAATTTAAAGATAAGTAACGGAGACAATGCTGTGAAAGCTGAAGAAGTTGAAGATATTGATCAGAGTCCAGTCGAAGAGGATATGCCAATACATGATATTGATAACGAAGGCACTGACGATCATCCTGATGTCACTGGGCCAGAGCCTGAGATTACAGAAGAAGATCTCGAAAATATCGATTTAGATGCTGCCGAAGTAGTAGAGCCATCACCGATTAAAGTTGACGATGAATTAAAAGAGACCGTCAACGAGATGCTGGATGCACTTGAGCTGCATGGCCCTGAGAAGATCAGACTCATTAAAGAAGCTACTGGCGTTGTCGCTATTAAGCTAATTAAAACTGACGAGCAATGGCTCAGCTTATTCAATAAATGTAATGCAATCATAGGTGGATCAGAAGATGTTGAGCAATAAAAAAGATTTAGGTGATATTCTACAAGATAAATTTCCACATTTAAAGTTCAGCGTCATTAAAGAAAACGGCATAGCAATCGTTAATTATGATCCAGAGATCACTGAAGATGAAGAAATGCTGGTACACGAGCTTCTGGATAATCTCAGAATAAATTATCGCATGGAGAGGATGGTATTTTAGTGGCCAAGAATAAACTATTTAAACGTCAATATATTATTGAAGTGAGAGGCACGACTACAAATCATTTTATGGAAGAATTTCTTGATAAAACAATAAAAAATTTTATAGATACATTTTGTCGGAATTTCCAATCAGTAACAGTTGATCGTTTTGAATCAAATGATTTAACCAACAAGGAGATCAGAAGAAATGAAAACAACAAGAATTAGCAAGCGAGCAATATTTATGGCCTTCGTTATATTCATATCAATTGCCATGATATTCGGATTCAGCATCTCACGAGCACAGGAAGAGGCTGTGACAGTGCCTGCAGTAGAGTGTCAGTATCCTAGTCGCTCCACGAATCCTCCTGGTGGCTGTGACAACAGTGATCCATGTGATCCTGCAGACGCTGCCAAAGGTGGCTCTGGCCAGTGTGCTGATGCTCCTGCAGTAGTACCACAATCGACTTCACAACAAACAACAGTAAAGCAGGAGACAAATCAATGCCTGAAGTAAAAAAAGACCCTGCAAAGGTTAGAGCTGGCAAATTAGGTGGCAAAGTATCTGGCGGTAATTTTAAGAATAATCGACTGCTGGCTTCCATAGCTGGCAAGCGATCAGCATGGGCCAGGAATAAGAATAAGCTTTCATCTTATCCGCTGGAGTATGAAGATATTCCACTAAATGTATCGAGTGAATTAAAGCGTGAAGCCAGGAGATCAAGGGTATGATGCGAGCTATTAAAATCACATCAGCAGAAGTAGAAAGTTTTGTAATTACATTTAATAAAAATAGTCCACAAGGGAAAAATAAGCCAGATACATGTGTTGAAATAGAGCTATATTTAAACGGTAAACTATTTAAACATAATGCATGGATGTGGCAGTTTGAAGTATCAGATTATCTAGCAAGCTTTGGTGCAGAAATATGAACAAGCCACGCAAATGCCCGAAGTGTAAGTTTTGCGGTTATCGATTCCGATATGCTCACATCCACGATGTAGAGCTTACTTTTGATGATATTGATCAATATAGATGCGAAAACTGTAATGCAGTATTTACCAGGAGAAATCCTGATAATCCAGACAGAGGATATAAAGTTGTAAATCGGCCAGACAGAGGATTTAAAAATCTAAAAAGGCCGAAGAAAAAGGCAAAACGATGAATGAGATTAAAGAACTAAGCAGGATCACTCCATGTACACTATTCGAGATTAGATCTCCGATATGGAATGGAGGAAAAAAGATGGTCGGTCTCAATATGGGCCGAGTTACTAAGCACAATGAGATTCACTTTACATACAAGAGGGTATCTGATGGGATGCTGTCGATTCCAGATACCTATTACTTTGATGGTGATCTGTTACGAGTAATTGATTTTGAGAAGCAAGCAGTACGAGGTATTATTCTAGCAATAATTCCATTTGAACATTTACAGAAGATGGTCCGAGTATGAATATATTATGCAAACTATTCGGCCACAATTGGGATAAGTATCGTGGATTTGAAGCAATCAAGCCACATAACACTGCAAAATGCTTTCGGTGTAATAAAAAATATAATGGGTAGAGGGGTGCAAACAAATGATATTATTTTTCGATACAGAGACAACAGGACTCAGAGATAGGTATAAGCCGTCATTTCTGCCTCGGGTACTGCAGATCGGTGCTCTATTGACTGACGATAACGGCAAAACACTAGCAGAGCTCAATATGCTACTGCAGCCAGAAGGCTTTACTGAAGTCGCTGAAGCTGCCTCAAACGTGCATGGCTTCTCATATGATCTTGTCACTAAATGTGGAATCGATCGTCAGATCGGCCTGGAGTGCTTTTTTCAGCTCGTCAATATAGCTGATGAGCTTGTTGCTCATAATGCAGCATACGACCTCGATCTCATGGAAATTGAAATCGACTATATCAAAGAGAATTCTGATGGAGGTGAATATACTGCTGGCTCATGGGAGCAAGTATTAAGTGAAGTTAAGAAATCATGCACAATGGAAGATAGTCGAGATGTGCTTAAATTGCCATTAAGCGATCGTCAAGCATTTTACTTTCACGACAAAGGTATCGATCAGAAATACAAGAATCCGAGACTCATTGAAGCCTATAATCATTTCTTCAATAAAGATTTTGAAGGAGCTCATGACGCAATGGCTGATGTTCGAGCGTGTCGAGATGTATACTTTGCATTAAAAAAATTAAATAAATCGGAGGCATAAAACATGAGGGTGGCAAATATAAAAACAAACTTACTAATCAAAACTCTGTCATGGCTTGCAGCACTTGCTGCAGCCACGATCGGGATTATATGGTGCTTCTGGCTGACACTGCTGTACATGATATTTGATGATCCGCTGATGTATCTTTCAATAGCAGGAGGCTTGCTCTCATTTTATTTATACTGGCAAGTCATAAGACTGGCAAAATGATTTATCAATACACGATCAGCGGAAGTCCGATCGTCAAGAAAAATACACAAAAAGTAGTCCGATCTCGTGGTCGGACTTTTGTTGTATACTCTCCACAATATCGGGCCTGGAATGATCGGGCAATGGATGAGCTGGCTATACAAAAACGACCATCAGAGCCTATTGACTATCCGATTATATTGTTGTGCAACTTTTTTATTCAGACAAAAAGAGTAGTCGATCTGTCTGCTTTATACGAGGGTATACAGGATACACTGGTAGAAATGGACATACTGCTCGATGATAACTATAAGATTGTGGTCGGACACGATGGCTCAAGAGTATTCCATGATAAAAATAACCCTAGAACTGAAGTAAAGATCATTCCATTATAAGAACAAAATACGAACAAAAGCACTCCCCTGCCCCGATATATTATGAAATAAATTTGACATAACAGGGGTAATATTTTTTTAAGGCTCAGCAGGGGAGGGGAAGGGGAGTCTCTATATATAATGCTTATAAGTAGTAATTAACATACAAAATACATTCTGATAATAAAATACTTGTGCTATTAATTATTGTTGTGATACATTTAATTTGATACTAAGGAGGTGCAGAGTGTATCAAATAGAAATGACTGACGAGAATATTCTTGTCCAAAAAGTAGAAGCGAAAGCTGAAAGTGAATTTGTGCTTGCTGGAGATGCCGACAAGCGAGGAGCTATTTATTGCATTAAACATGCACCAGGAGATTCACCATTTGCAAAAGAAGATTTAGTGCTACTCAAGCCAGGACAATACCCTGGCTTTTATTATGACAATGAAGCTTATACTGTGATCGTAGAAGATGATATTATGGCAGAATTAAGCGAGATAAAAGCATGACTCAAAAAGAAGTTATTACAGGAGACTCAGCACGACAATCAATTAAGACAGGAATCGATCTTGTTGCAAATGCGGTAAAGAAAACTCTCGGACCTCGTGGAAGAAATTTCGTACTTGATACTGATCCATATAGGAATCCGCTTAATACAAATGATGGTGTCACGATCGCTCGTGAGATCCACAGCCGAAATGAGTTTGAAGAAATCGGTGTTCGAATCGTGAAAGCAGTAGCAAATAAAACAAATGATGTTGCTGGAGATGGCACGACTACTGCATCAGTATTATTACAAGCCATTACCACGCATGGCCTACAGCAAGTCAATAATGGTGCAGATCCTGTACTACTCAGACGAGGCATTGAAAAAGCTGCAGCAGCCGTTGTGAAGGCCCTGGAAGATGAAATCATTGAGACTAAAGATCTTGAAGCATTAATCAATGTTGCCACTATTAGCTGTGGAGACAAACATATCGGCAAGATCGTTGCTGAGACTGTCTACAAAGTCGGAGCTGATGGTGTGGTTACTATTGAAGATGCTGAAGAAGCCGAGACTACAAGCCGAGTATCTGAAGGCATTGAGCTTCGTGGTGGCATACAACTGCCAGTGTTTGTTACTAATTCAGCACGACAAGAAGCCGATATTAATGACGTGCCGATCTTTGTGACTGATCACGATCTTACAAACGGTCTTGAAGTTATCAAGATAATGGAAGCTTGTGCTGCAGAAGGCTTTAAACAAGCTGCAGTGATTGCAAACAGTGTTACTGGTGAAGCAATGGCCTCATGCGTCATAAACAAGGCTCAAGGCAAGTTTACACTCATACCGATTAAAGTTATGGCTCTCGGTGAACAAGGCCAGGGAGTGCTTCGAGACATGGCTGCAGCCACAGGTGGAAGATTCTTCTGTCGTGATGAAGGTGATAAATTGCCAACAACTATGAATGATAATTTCAACTTTGATGATTTTGGCCATGCTAATCGAGTCATTGCTACCAAAGATCGAACAACGATACTCGGTGGAGAGGGTGATAAAGAAGAACGCATTGCCGAATTAGAAGCTCAGCTCAGCAATATGGTCAAAGCTTATGAGAAGAATATGATGAAAGAACGCATTGCCAAGCTTCGATCTGGTGTCGGAGTGGTCCGAGTCGGTGCTGTCACTGAATCAGAACGTGAAGAGCGAAAGCTTCGAGTGGAAGATGCTATCAATGCTGCAAAAGCTGCACTATCAAATGGTGTTATTGCTGGCGGTGGTGCTGCACTTTATCGAGCAGCCAGGAAGGTACAGAAGGATAAACACGTTGATATGTCCACTGAAGATGGCAATGGAATAATGGCCGTTGTGAAGGCTTGTTTTGAGCCAATTAAGATTATGGCTGCAAATAGTGGCTTAGATCTTGATAAGGCAGAATTAATTCGTGTCGAACAAAGCCAAGATTTAACGATTGATTTTTATACTGGTGAAGTAGTGAATGCTCGAGAAAAAGGTATCATAGACCCGAGTCTCGTAACTATATCGGCAATTAAAAATGCAGCCTCGGAAGCTGCTCTATTTGTTATCACAGAAGGTGCTGTCACAGCAACTGATGATGACAGCGAGAAAGTATAATGATTAATCTTTTTAAAGTGCATATGCCATCCTCAGTCGATGGACCGTTATTGAGTACACTCCACAGCGGTTTCATCACTCAAGGGCCAAAGGTCGAAGAGTTTGAAGGTAGAGTATCGGCTTTCCTGGGTACTGAGCATGTAGTCGCTTTAAACAGTGGCACTTCAGCATTGACTCTGGCTTTACGGCTTGCAGATATTCAGCCAGGAGATGAAGTTATCTCCACAGCCATGACGTGTACTGCTACAAATTTGCCAGTACTGAATCTCGGTGGAACATTGCTCTTTGCAGACGTTGACCCGATCAGCGGAAACATATCATCTGAATCGATCAAGAAGCTAATCACTAAAAAGACAAAAGCAATCCTATTTGTTGACTGGGGGGGAATGCCTGCTGATCTAAATGAGATTATGGCTATTGCGAAAGATCATAATATTAAAGTCATTGAAGATGCAGCACATGCTTTCGGTGCAGAGTATAACGGCAAAAAAGTCGGAACAATTGCAGACTTTACCTGCTTCAGTTTGCAGGCTATCAAGCACATTACCACAGGAGATGGCGGTATTCTGACTTGTAAAGATGCCAAAGACTACGAGCGAGCAAAAGTGCTCAGATGGTTCGGCATAGATAGAAGCAAACTGGGGCTTGATTCTCGGATTGATCAGGATATTACTGAGCCAGGTTACAAATTCCATATGAATGATTTGAGTGCAACGATTGGTATCGCTCAAATGGACTATGTAGACAGAATAATCCATGCTCATCGAAAGAATGCTGCATTTTATGATCAGTATCTTGATAAGTATTATGTCAGACAGAGTGAAGGCAGTGATCGATCGTCAGCTTATTGGCTCTATACAGTATTGCTGCCATCAAAGAAGGAGCGAGATGATTTCAAAGTATTTGCAATGAAAAACTTTATCCAAGCAAATCAAGTACATAAGCGTAATGATGAATATACCGTATTTAAAGACGTGAAATCTAAAAAGCTTGCAGGGGTAGATTATTTTGCAGATAGAATGGTATGCATTCCTGTCCACTGGGATCTCAGTCTTGATGATCTATTAAAGGTTGTTGATGTCTGCAACAAGTTTGCCAACAAGAAAGCAAAGTCATGATTCTCGGATTACCAGTTGTCGAAGGCCATGAGCTAACTGCAGTGGCTATCCAGCATATAATTGATAACAAAGTCAGAGATGATACTAAAATTGTTATTATCGACAATGGCTCTGAAATTGTCTACATGGAGAATGGCCATAAAGATATTGAGGTGCTCAGAAATAATAAAAATCTTGGCTTTTATTATCCGCTATTACAACTCAAGAATGCCTATCCATATGAAGAATTTATCGGCATTATGCACAATGATCTGATGCTCTATGAAAAAGGCTTCGATCAGCGGATGGTAGATGAGTTCAATAAAGACCCGAAACTCGGCTTGATTGGTCTCTGTGGCTCTCGTGAAGTTGATGAGCGTGGTGGTAGAGGTGGATACACTGTCTGTAATTTCATGGGGCGAGAAGTAAAAGTCGGTAATCAGATATGGAAGGGCCAAGACCCTTCGGCTGGTGCTCGAGCAGATGGCCTTGCACCTGCTTTGGTACTTGATTCACTCTTCATGCTATTCAGAGCTGAAGTTATTGATCACCTCGAAAAATCAGAAGAAGATTGGAACAATGTTACACTGGCTCATTTCTATGATCGCATATGGCCTATTCGTACAGTAGAGGCTGGCTATCATGTCGGAGTACTCGGCTCAGATTGTGATCACATCGGAGGCTTAACAACGACTGGGAACATTCGATACCGAGATGATTGTATTACCTGGCTCGAAGAGCGAAACATTCCGTATGATAACCCTGAGACTGAAATGTACCTAGTGGCTGAACGTAGATATTTAAGCGAATACCGAGATGAGAAGAAATTCTTGCCTGCAATAATCCTGGATGGGGGATCTGGTTATGATGTTAGATATATCGCTCGCTGACGTTGCATCACCTGATGATGCTTTGGACATGGCTCGCTGCCGAAACGAGGTCCGAAGTTATTTGACTCACAATACTGATGCAATATTACCAGAGCAACAGCTTGACTGGTATCGAAACACATATATACCTGGCAGAACTCGTGGAAAAATCTTCGGTTATGTGCTCCGACAGCAACTGACTCCGATCGGCTATGGTCTCATTACTGAACGTGATGAATTGATGTGGGTATCTGGTGGAATCAGTCAACAACTCAGGGGTAAAGGTCTCGGAGAAGCAGTATTTCATTTTCTTACAGAGCAGATACATGATGAGCTTGGTCATTCAGGAGCTTTCCTAGATGTTCGAGAAGATAATATTCCTGCTCAAAGATTATATGAAAAACTTGGTTATGCAGCGATCGGACATGTAAATGGATTAGTGCAAATGGTACATAGGAGAGAAGAATAATGAATCGAAATTTACCAGGATACTCAGAAGCCGAAGAGCGAAATAAGCTCAGCCATTTTACGACACAAGGATTTGATCTGCATGGTGTGATTCAGGGTGGAGCAAATGACGGTGAAGAGATCGAAAACTTCATACGCATGGGAGTTGAGCATCTGATTGGCTTTGAGCCACTGTCAGGACCATTTGAGTTATTAAAAAGATATTCACCACCTGCACATATCTTCCAGCTTGGATTGCATGATACTAATTCAATAGCCACACTCAAAGCAACTGATGGGGATGGCAAAGGTGCTTCATTATTTGACTCAGTACAAGCTCATCCTGAAGTACAAGCCAATTGGCCCGATCAAAAGGTACTATCTGGCACTGAAGAAATTGAGCTCGTCAGATTTGATACCTGGGCCAAGAAAATCAATAATACGAAATACGTTGATCAATATGCAAATACACATTTAATTGATCTGTCTCAATACGATACGCTTCAGCTTGATACTCAGGGCAATGAGATGGAGATACTGCTCGGAATGGGTAAATGGCTCAAGCAATTCAAATACCTCTGTATCGAGCTGTCTGTGACTCCAGTGTATAAAGGTGAAACTCCAGGAGCTGAAGTCGCTGCCTGGCTCAAGAATCAAGGCTTCACATTAGATAGTCCGATATACGAGCATAACGATTGCTTCTTTGTACGATCGGATATTAAGCCAACAAGTGATCAAACATATAAAGGGAGATGTTAGAAATGAGTCCTGATGATTTACCAACTAAAAAAAAACTGCAATCAATGAGTAAACAAAACAATTTAAAAATTGCAATCGTAGTACCATGCTTCAATAACTTTGAAGGTCTTGCTGCCACACTACACTCAGTCAAAACAAAGCATGACTGGTATCCGATTATTAAAGATAACTGGAGAGAGAATCGTGGCTGCAGTAAAGCTTGGAATGAAGGCTTTGCTCAAGCGGTAGAAGATAAAGCAGATTACATTTTAATTATTAATGACGATATACTCTTCAGCTCACATACGATCGATGCACTTGTGGAAGAGTTTGAAAAACAGCCTGAAGATGTCATTCTCTTCTCTGCTGTAAACGTGGCTGCATCATGTCCGACACCTGAAACGGTCTTTGACTTTCCACGACAAGAGAGCAATCTAGCAGAGCATCCTGACTTCTCATGCTTTATGGTGAAACCAGACTTTCAAGAAAAAATTGGAAAATTTGATGAGAATTTCTGGCCTGCTTACTTCGAAGATAACGATACACATCGAAGAGTAAATCTTCTCGGCTATCGAGCAATCTGTACAAGCGGTGCAGCATACTACCATGTCGGATCAGTCAGTGTTCAAAAAGATCAAACGAATACTATCTCAAGTAACTTTGAAAATAATCGGAATTATTTCATTCGTAAATGGGGCGGTAATCCAGAAGCTCCAACATATGATCATCCGTATAATGATTCTGCATTCCACGCATCAATGTGGTTAAAAGATGGTATTGTAGTCGGTCCAACAGTAAAAAATAAGGAGACAAACTGATGAGTAAACGAGCATTATTAACTGGTTCAGGAGGCTTCATAGGAGCACATACACTGGCTCATATTATGCATAATACCGATTGGCATTTAGTATGTGTCGATTCATTCCGTCATAAAGGCAAGACCGATCGCATTGCTGAAATGCTCGATGCTCATCCTGATTGGCGTGAACGTGTATCAGTTATCACTCATGATCTCAATGCACCATTTAGCGAGCAGATGATCCATCGTATCGGACATATTGATCATATTATAAATATGGCTTCTGAGAGCCATGTGGACCGTAGTATCGATGATCCTGTACCATTTATCGAAAACAATGTCGCATTAACCCTGAACGTGCTGGAATACGCTCGTACCATATGGAAATTAAGAGATGGCAATACAAATGCACCTGAAGGCTCAGTATTTGTACAAATATCTACTGATGAAGTCTACGGAGCTGCACCACAGGCCGATCATCCTGAATGGGATATTATACTGCCGAGTAATCCATATTCAGCAAGCAAGGCTTCTCAGGAGGCAATTGCTATCAGCTACTGGCGTACTTTCGGATTACCGCTGATCATTACCAATACCATGAATAATTTCGGAGAAATGCAAGACCCTGAGAAGTTTGTACCGATGTTAATCAAAGGTATCTATGAAGGCAAGGATGTCACGATTCATGGCAATGCAGAATATATCGGCTCTCGCTTTTACCTCCACGCTCGCAATCATGGAGATGCACTGGTATTTCTCATCAATAGAGGCACTCCGACAAAGTATGTTGATAACAATGAAATAGTATTCCCTGATAGATACAATGTAGTCGGAGACACTGAAAAAGATAACCTCGAGCTGGCCAAAGAAATTGCTGAAATTATCGGCAAGCCATTAAAGTATCATCTCGAAGATTTCCACAGCACAAGGCCAGGACACGATCGAAGGTATGCACTCGATGGCTCTAAGCTCTATGCACTGGGCTGGAAGCCACCTGTCGGATTTACTGAATCATTACAAAAAACAATTGAGTGGACATTGGACAATAAGCAATGGATGCTATAGCTGAAGCCACCATCGATGAAGCCAACAAAAGGGCTGTGGATAAACCTGTGGATAACTCCAAGATTAACCTCTTACTGTATGGAGATTATTGCTGTGCAACTGGCTTTGCTCAAGTGCTCGGAAACATAGCCAGAGAGCTGCACAAAAGCGGTAAATATAATATTGATGTAGTCGGTATCAATTACTCAGGTGATCCGTATGATGAGGAGAAATGGCCAGGAAGAGTATTCCCTGCTATGCCTGGATCAATGGCAAATGCAGGGCCATATGGGGATGTCTATGGCCGACAGAGGCTGCTTGATCTGATGGGATCAGGCAAATACGATGTTGTATACATGATTCAAGATACATTCGTTATAGAGCCGATGATGGATGAAGTATTAAAGACTCAGCAGGCGTTAATCGAAAATGGCTCAAAAACATTCAAAACAGTATTCTATTTTCCTGTAGACGCTCAATTGAAGCCTGACTGGGTAGAAGCTGTGGATAAGTCTGATTTTCCAGTGGTATATACAAAGTATGGATACGCTGAAGTACTCAAGCATAAGCCTGAATTACAAGACCGTTTGAATATTATTTATCATGGTAATAACCCTGATGATTTCTTCCCGATTGAAGATAAAGATGATGTCAAAGAATTTCGGAAGCAATACTTTAATGGCCGAGCCGATGATCGCTTCCTGATCGTCAATATTAATAGGAATCAGCCACGCAAGGATGTCGCTCGCAATCTCATGATACTCAAAGAGCTATGGGATAGAGGTCGAAGGCCACTGATGTATCTCCACATGCAGTATGAAGATGCTGGTGGAAACATATTCACGATGGCCAATCAGCTTGGCCTCGGTAAAGAGTATGAATTTTTCATGCCGAGTCCGAAGATATTCTCTGCTAATCAGGGTATGCCAATTGAAGATGTGAATCGCATATACAATGCTGCAGATCTCGTGCTGAGCACAACTCTTGGTGAAGGCTGGGGATTGAGTGCTACTGAAGCAATGGCCACAAAGACACCTCTCGCAATACCTGGCAATACGAGCTTCAATGAAATCGGAGAGGATGATCGAGCAGCATTATTGAATAGCGGTACAGATGCAAGCCTGTGGATAGTTAAAGAGCAAGATAATGATAGGCTTCGACCACTCACAGACGTTATGGCTGCAGCCGATCGTATTGAAGCGATCATGGATGGCAAACAAATTCCTGACACTGAGGCAGCGTATAAATGGGTACGAGAGCTTGATTGGTCTAATATATGCAAAAAATGGATGGAAGTTATTGATCAAGCTGCACAGGCTGCAAATGAGCAGAATACTGCCGTAGAAGTACAGCGAGAATCCCAGTTTATGAACAGAGCTCAAAGACGTAAACTAAAAAGGGAAGGCAAAATATAAAATGGGTGTCTATCGATACAATCATGAATGGTGTGGCTTTGATCAAGATATATTTCTTGAAGGTGTAGACAAATCACATATTACTGGCCCTTGTTATCGATGCGGTAGAGATGTTGTTATGCGGTTGGTTAGAGATAAATCAATAAAAATCGGTGAAGCCGATGGACAGGTGGGAATCCTCCGACGTGAAAGAAAAAACAAAACTCGAAAACGTGGATCTCAATGATATGTACCACTCTATAACTCCACTAGAAGCTGCTGTCGGATTCCTGGTGGCAGAAGAGACATATGATCTATTAACATTTAGAGAGCAGCTTATAGTCGATCTGCTCTGTGCAGGATGGACACATGCCGAGATTGGCTCAGTATTTTGTGTCAGTCAGCCTTCTATATCTAGCAGCGTCAGAAGGCTTCGATTTAAGCTGGCAGACGGTAAACTTCGAATGATCTTGGATGCTCGTATGGCTTTAAAGGAAAACAAGCTGGGGAATCCATTTTGAACAAGCGTATTATTAAAGAGGAGGTATCAATGTATAAATACACTGTAGAAGCATATGATCAGTCAGATATGGGAAAGCTCAATACCATTATGATTGTCGTGCAAGCAAAAGATGAAGAAGAGGCACTGCTTAGAGCTGCCACTATTAAAGAACGTACAAATTATTCACTTATTGGAATTGAAGAATTAAGCAGAGAATTTAAAAAGGGATAGAGATGTCGAAAACGCCTCAGACTGCAACTGACGGCATCTCAAAGAATCCAGAGCATGCCATTTCCACTCTTGTTCCGTATACGGACTGGGAGGCTCTTCATCGTGCATTCTTGCTAAATGAAACACATACAATGGTTGGATCATGGCTGCAGCAAGTCATGGGCTTTGATGCAAAGCGTATACGATCTGGACATACTCGGAAGATGGTTGATGGCTGGGGTAAAGAGCGAGCAAAACTTCAGCAAAAAAAGACACAGGCTGCTATCGAGAAAGCACTCGAGATTGAAAGAGCCAACGTGCCGACACTCAGAGCTGCTAAAGCTCAGCTCATTGCAAACATCGTCAAAGACGTGAAACGCTGGGATCGACTCAATATGATGGACAAGAAGCTTTGTTATGAAATATTGAAGGTAGAGCTTCGTGAGCCGACAAATGTCAAAGACTTGCCTGCACCTGATGCTCAAGACCCTGTGGAAAAACTACTCGAAGAATTCGGCTTAATGCAAAATGGAGAAATAATAGATGATGATCCAACAGAGGACAGCAGGCTTGTCAGTCGAGCAGATAGTACTGAGACTGCAGAAGTTGACAGCAGCACATCTACTCAAGTACCACAATAGAAGATTTTATCGCTATCAGTGGAGGATCTGGAGAATGATCATGTATCCGCTGATAACGAATCTCATTGTATTTACTCATGCAGAAGTTACTGAAAAAGATATTGAAGCACTCGATGCAACGGTATTGAATTTTGAGTACACTCGGCAGAGTGGAAAAACTACCTCCATTGTACATATTGTTGAATCAATCATGCTATTTGTGACTCGGCTCTTTGGTATACCGATTGAGATAGGCATATTTGCACCACAGCGAGAGCAAGCAAACACTGATTTCAAACGACTCAAGAATGCCTTTGCAAAGTCAAAGCAAGATCTAATTATTGTCGATCATGATGCAAACAAACAGGCCAAAGAAGAGAGTAATGCCAAAACAATCACACTCGGCAATGGCTCATCATGCTACATCTTCCCTGTGACTCCGACAAGCAAACCAGAGTCGAAAACGCTACACGTTATTATCATTGAAGAAGCTCAAGATATTAATGATGAAATAGTCGATGAAGATATTCTGCCGATGGGTACTGCCACGAATGCTATCGTCATTAAGGTTGGTACTGCAGGGGATCGCAAATGTGTCTTTTATAAAGATATTCAGAAGGGTAGAGCATACGTCATGACGTATCCAGAGATTGCTGCCGATCGGAGAAGAATGTTTGAGCTGACAGGTGATGCTCGTCATTTAGTCTATGAGCAAACAGTCAAAAAGAAGATCGAACGGCATGGCATTATGAGTCCTGAGATTCAGAAGCCGTATTTCAACGTATGGCAGTTATCTGGTGGTATGTTTATTGACTCACATCAATTAATTGCTTGTCGTATCGAGAAAGTATTTGAAGATCCGAAGAGTGATGAAGTATTTCGTGAGTATCGTGAATGGTATAAATCTGGCCGAAGGACACTGCCCGAATGCGATAGTTATGCACAGGAGAAAAACATACCTGTGGATAAGTATGAACAATATCGGGCTTGGCTAGAGCAGGATCACTACTTCGGGATCGATACAGCAAAGTCAACGGACCAAACCATATTAAAGATTGGTCGTGTTATTGATGGCAAGCTGACGGTGGTCCGATCGGTTGGTGGAATGCATGGCACTAACTATGAAGATCAATTCGATACCCTGGCTGCAGAGCTTCAGTGGTTCAAGATAGCTGCTGGCTCTATTGACTCCACAGGGCAAGGAGATTTCATGCCAGATAAGTTTGAGAGAATGACACCGTATAAAGTCTATCGATTGAAATTCTCTCGCATGAGCAAGGATATTATCTACAAAGCGTTATATCAGAAAATGGTCAATGCAAACTTCGGGTACTTCTGGCAGGATGTCATGAAATATCCAGTCAAAGCGATTGCACCTGGCTCAATGCTTTCACCTGAACAAGCAACGGCCAAAGATGCTGAAGAATTTGAAGATGAATTTATTGATCTCGAGAAACGATACATCGGAGAATTAATGGTCGTGGCTCATCCCGATAAACAAGATGCTCATGATGATCATCCTGATAGCACTGCTCTTATGAATTACGCATATGACAGTTATAATCAGAGTAGCGGTATCAAGCAATTTTATGCCGATAAAGTAGCAGATGAGAGGGTCTCACAAGCTGAGGCTATAGCATCACTAAACAGAGGAGCATAGCAAAATGGGATTAATGAAAGATGCATATACCAGGGCAATACTAAAGCCACTGGCTGACTATCTAAAGGCAGACGCATCAGAAAATATACAAAAAGATTCATCAATGGGTATGGTCCTTCGTGATCGTATGCCATTCAGTAATCAAATCACAGCTCGATCAAAACCTGGCAGTGGCATAGACTTTGCCACACTCAGACGCTTCTCAGTCCAGTACGATGTAGCTCGTGCTGCAATCAATCGAAGAAAAAGACAGCTCAATACTCTCGAATGGGATATTGTGGCAGCCGAAGAAGATGATAAAACTGACTACAAATCTATTATCAAGCCATTAAAGAGTGAGTTTAAGAAGATTGGTGGCTATCGTGTACGCTTCCGAGAGCTCTTGGACACCATGACAGACGATTTATTGACTCTCGATGCATTAGCGATCTACAAACGGCCAAATCAAGGCGGTGGACTGTATGCACTGCAGCCAGTCGATGCAGCTACCATTGTGCTTGAAGTTGATGAATCTGGTGGCACTCCATTGCCTCCTGATGTTGCATACAAGCAGTATATTCGTGGCAAGATGGTCGCTGAATTCACTGCTGATGAGATGTACTATGAAATGATGAACGGTCGGACATACACTCCGTATGGCCTCAGTCCACTTGAATCACTAGTTATCGGTGTCTCCGCTGCCCTCAAATCTGAAATATATAATCTCCATTTACTCACTGAAGGTAATATCCCTGAAGGCTTTTTCGGAGTACCGAAAGACTGGTCTCCTGATCAAATAAAAGAATTCCAAGCTTTATGGGATGCAGCATTATCTGGTGACACTCGTGCTACAAGTAAATTGAAATTCGTGCCATCTGGTGACGGTGCTACTGGCTATAAGCCTGCAATCAAGCCAGAGGATATGAAGTACAAAGAATTCCAAGAGTGGCTCATGAAGAAAACATGTATGCTCTTTGAGATTCAGCCACAGGAGCTCGGCTTTACTGATACAGTCAACAAAGCCACTGGAGAAGTACAGCAGAGTATTGGTCTCAATGCTGGCCTCGTACCATTGGCCCGATTCTTCGAAGAAATATTTACAGACGTTATTCAGGAAGATCTCGGCTTCACGAATCTCAAGTTCAAATACACTGGCCTCGATGTTACTGATGAGAAGCGAGATGCTGAAGTTGCTGAGATAAAGATTCGATCTGGCCAGACTACTGTTGATGAAGTTCGAAGAGCTCGTGGTGAAGAGCCGATCGGTGTGGATAAGCCATTCGTGCTCGGTACACCTGTATTTATCGATAATGAGAGTCGTGACGCTCAAGCACAAGCGGAAGCTGATGCTCGTGCAGCACAGAATCAAGTTGTAGAGCCTGTGGATAACTCTGTGGACAACAAGCCTGCACCGAAAGAAGAGCCTGTGGATAACTCCACAAAGTCAGCCACAGATACTCACATACAACTGGTTACTGAGCTCAGAGCTTTCAGAAAGTATGCCATCAATCGAGTAAAGACTGGAAAAACTTTGAGAAAATTTAACTCAGATGTATTACCTGAAAATGTGGTGGATGAAATGAATAATCGCTTGAGCAAAGCTGCTACTGCTGAAGATGTTCGAACAGTATTCAGTGAATATATGGCAGATTACCAGGTCAACTTCTTGGCAGATACTATTAATCTTAAAAAGAGTCTGAATAGAATACTATGAAAAAGACTGAACTGCACAAACTAGATGCGGTGGTCTCTCAATTTATTCAAAAAGCAAATAAGAAGAATGAGCCACTCGAAGCTTTCAGAGAATCCGTAAGTTTTGAGCAATTCATTTCTAAGATTGAACAGGCCATATTTAAACAGGCCCAGTGGCTCGGCAAGAATCTTGATCAGATTGATTTTTTAAAAGATGAGGCATTAACTACATCTGAATTCGATGCAAAGCTCGGTGGCTGGCTGAGCAATGCTATGCCTCGTATTACAGAGTATGTGTCACAAGATAAGGTTTATGCATATCTATACAATGCATTCATATTCTCCATGCAAGCCTCGTATGCTCGGATCGGTGTTATTCAGAAAGCATCGGGCTTTGTTGAATTTGAATTAACCAATCAGTACTACATAGCTGCACTCAAAGATCAGGCAAACTATCTGCTGCACCGATCATCAATTGATGAGACTACTCGCAAGCGGATGATTACGCTGATTCGTGATAGCCGATTAAACTTGGATACTCTTGATGAGCTGGCCACCATGATCGAAGCCGAGTTTGAAGGTATTTCTGCCACTCGTGCATATCAAATAGCCAATACAGAGACCAATCAGGCTATGTCTACAGCACAAGATGCATTCTTACGAGAGAATGGCTTTCAGACAAAGCGGTGGATACCTGCAGGGCCAAATACATGCGATATTTGTGAAGGCAATGCTGATGATGGGCCAGTACCATTGGATCAAGCATTCTCATCGGGTGATATGACTCCTCCTGGCCATCCAGGATGTGAGTGTTATGAAGATGCAGGAGAAGAAATTGATCTCGATTCAATACCTGTTTTGTGGGATGGCAGCGATAATGGATTCAGCCGATCGTTTATTGCAAATCGTGAGCGTGATACTATGCTAAAAAGACTGGAGAAAAAAGTGGGTGAAGAAATCAAAAAAACTCAAGAAGATACAGATGCAAAAGTCTCATCATTAAAGACTGATGTCACAAAAAGTGTACAGTCACTTTCTGAAACTATCATTGATGATCGGAAGGCTGCTAAAGAACATCTTGAAAAAGCACTGACAAAACTATCTGACAAAATAACCCCTGAACATAAAACGATCATCCAGAAAGCTGATGTACCAGATGAAATCATTCAGGTATTAACTTCACTGGCTGCCATTGCAACATCTCAAGAGCCAGAGCCATTGATTCCATTATCTGAATATAAGCCACATGATGAAGAAGAGGGTGATACTGATTACTATGGCTTCCTGCATCGATCTGGTGCATGGTACATAGTCGAAGGCACTGACGATCAGCAACGCTATGCTGCAGGCTCTACAGGGTACAGCAAAGCCTGGGCCAAAAAAGAGGATCTTGATTATACTTATATTGATGAGGCATTCAAATGAGAATAAATCCGATCACTGGAATGCCAAAGAGTAAAGCTGCTGATTTTCCGAAGAATAATCAGATGATTATAACCCCAGGAGGCTTTAATCCTCAAAGGTACTATAATAAATCTCAGGTAGACGCTTTGCTTGCAAACTTTACTCCGAGCACTGGCTCTGGTGTCAGTGGATACCATATAGCTGATGAGCCTGATTATGGCACGACATATGTTTATGTCGGTCTTGAGCATGAAAGCAACGGAAGCTGGTATATTTACAGAAGAACATTGGCCGATAATACTCGATTATATGCATCTGGATCGAGTGGATATGCAACGGCCTGGACCAATAGAGCAAGTCAAAGTTATAGTTAAGGAGGGTATATGAAAGCAATAATTACAGGAAAAACGGAATTAAAATTCGGACTGAAGCAGATGTTTACATTTGATATTGTCGATGATGATGGCAAGGTTGTATTAAGCAATCAATCGATGGACTGTATTCCATCAAATGCTGTGAGTGAAATTCGATCTGAAGTTGCAAAATATCAAGCAGAATATGAAATAAGTAATGAATTAGCAATAGGTACGGAGATAGAATAGTGGCTATTAAGGTATATAACGGCACTACATGGGATGATATAGTCGGATCTGCCTCTATTGGTGGGGGTACTTCATCCCCTGAATACATCAAACTAGCTGGCTCAGACGCTAGCGAACGAGACTCTACCTTTTATGGGGGTGGGCATACTATTGTTGTAAATGACCTTTCAACAGAAGGCAATATGGGTGACGGTAAAGAAGAATTGACTGCACTTGCACAACAGGCATGTGATAGTTATGAGGAGAATCTATAATGGCAGTACTAATCTCAAACGGTAATACTGACTTACACGCTACTAATGGATTTTACAGAGTCGAAGCTAGTAACTTAGGGTTCTACCACTCTACGATATTGCTGCTATCTACCACCCGAACAATTGCTGTAACCTTTGCCAACGCTGGGAACTGTAAGGGGCTTGTATTGGTGCTTACAGGTAGTACCACTGGCACCAGAGATGTAACAGTCAAGCTAAAAGAAAGTGGCACAGAGCGAGCTAGTAAAACGCTTACAGCGACTAGTATTGCCAATGGAACTAACCCTGGTGAAGCTTGGTGTGTACCATTTGAATTTGCTACACCATACGCAGTAGACACCACAGCTAGTAAGTGGACTTTTGAAATATCACAAGGGACAGGTACGAATGACTGGGCGTTAATAACCTCCAACGGTACAGCACCAGGCTACGCTACATGGTGTGACAATGCTATGACTTTTGCCAATGACGATGTAATTATCTGTAAAGACCAGGTTACTGTTACACAAGATGCAACCATAGGCAGCGTCTTTGGAACTGGGGTTACAAACGAGCAAGTGTCGATACTAATTTGTAAGTCTAATACCCCACCAAGTAAAACTAACAATGTAGCGAATCTGCTAGTTCAAAACACCACCACAGCGACACTGACAGTTAAGGGTATGATAGTCTACTCTGCCCACAGTGCCATGCAAGTTGGTACATCTACAACACCAATCAGTGCTAGTAACCCTTTCAAACTACTGTTTGGGACACCTGCGTCAGGGTATGTCGGTTTTATGGGTGCTGGGCGATACGGTTATTCACCTAGAGCGACATTCTTGTTCTACGGGGAGTCACCAGCTATCAGGAGCTACTCATATACAGCAGACGCACCAGTGGGACAGTCTTATTTTGGAGTAGCAGACACAACAGGTATAAGTGCAGGTGATACTTTTTGGCTTAGTGGAACTGACGACACATATGCTTACGATGCTAGATACTATACAGTGACAAGTACAACCTCAACAAATGTCTATGTAACGCCTAATATCACTGGCTATAAGAGGCTGTCAGGGTTCAAGGCTTATAAGGCTAACGGCTATGGGATTGATATTAGTTGGAGTGGCGTAAGGGTTCAGTCATACAACTTTAGCCAAACCTCGAACTTCTACATGGAGGGCGTCAGGTTTTGGGTGAGTGATACTGCGAATAATTCAAACCAAACTCTAACTTTCAGAGGAGGCTCAATTTCACAATCTGGCGAAGACGCAGGCTACCATTCAAAGCTTGAGATATACAAATGCGTGAGAGGGTTTGGTGGTGGTGTTATGGTGAGTGGCAACATACCAATGGGAGGCTTTAGAATATCTGAAAGCTATGGGTTTAACTCCCAGATGATGATAGATAATATGGCATCAATTGGTAGCTGGACAGTGGTGGGAGAATTAGAGGAAATAAATAATTATAGCTCGAATGTCTCACAGCGAACACAAACTACTTTTGGCTACCCCACCTGGAGAATTGAAGGCAATATCTACGAAAACCCTTTTTTAGGTTATTTGAAAGGCAATAACTCGGTATTCAAAAATAACTATATCAAGGGCGGCAGTAGTGGTGGCTGGCAAATCTACCTTGTCGACTTCTTAAACTGTGCAGAGTGGTCGGGGAACACCTGGGATTCTACGCCAACATCTATACGCTTTGACGCTATGGTGTACAACCTGGATATGCGTAACGAACACCGTCTAGCTAGAGTGACTGGCTTTACTAACTACGTCCACCTTATAGCCAATACTGGTAGCTTGCAATTAAATGTAACAGTAACAGACCCTGACTTTAATTGTATAGTCAGCAGCTATGCCAACACCGAAGCTAATAGAAAACAGATAATTGACGGTTCAAGAATAGGAGTAGTACGAAACAACAACACTGACAATGTTTTCAGCTTTATGCCATACGGGACAATCACCAGAACAGGTGCAAGTATGACGGACACGACAGTACGAACAGCTGGTGGAAGTGCTATGCGATTTGAGCCAATTGACTCTAATGGGCTATTGCTAATGCACTGGGGACAGAGCATACCAACAGGCAATATTCAAAGCAAAACGATGACTGTATCACTTTGGGTAAAGCTAAATAACTCAGCTTACTACGGCGGTACTCATACCAAACCAACCCTAACGATTGATTACGACAACGGCACAACTATCACCTCAGTAGCTCAAGGTAATACTAACTGGCAACAGCTAGCGTGTACATTTACGCCAACAACAGGCTATGGACAGATTGAGATGAAGATAACAGGGGCAACTGACGCTACTGGTACGAACAGATACTTCTATGTTGATGATGTGAATGTAGCCTACCCTGCTGGTGTGGCTATTGACCTTGGCAACTTGGACTTGTGGGCAGAGGGATTGCCTGTAGCACCTGCTATTGCAACTATGCCTAGTCTACAGGGTGTCTGGGACGAGCCATTATCTGCACACACAATTGCTGGTAGTGCTGGAAAGATATTGAAAGACGGGGCAGATAACGCAGAGGCAGCAGC